TTTACACAGTCCCAGCGTCCAAAAGTTCAATCATCTCATCGCTGACGATCTCTAACCGATCAACAACAGCAGCTGCAACCTTTAGACTTTCAACAAGTGCAGCAGGTGCTGCAACTGCCACAAAAGACTACATTGCCTACGACATCACAATCGCTCCTAGTGGCATTGTGGTATTGACACTTGGCTTAACATTGGCAACAACTGACAAGGTTCGCGTTTATGCTTCAACTGCCAACTTGTCATTTAACGCTTATGGAACGGAGATTTCGTAATGGGATACACAGCGATTCCAGGTGGAGACATCTGGCTACAAATTGGCACAACTCAGACTCCAACCAGCGGATCCTCGGTTTCATTTACAAGCATCCCACCAGTTAAAAAGCTGCGTTTGGTGGTTCAAAATGTTGCACTTACGACTGCTGGTTCTTTAGATATCACTCTGAACAATGACACGACCAGCAATTACAATCAAACACAGATTAGCTACAATGGAACAAGCACATCTGTCTCTGGAGTAATCAATGCTGCGATTGATACAACAAGAGCAGCAGGCGCAGCAGCTCATATTCAGGATTTTATTGTAGATTATGCAAACCAAGCCTGCCCGAAACTCATAACTGGATTTGGTTCAAACAATGGTTCAAACGCAGCCAATTACGGAGTTGTCACAACTTGGAACTCAACTTCATCAGTAAACCGAGTTGATTTCGTTACAGCCAATACATTCAATGCAACAAACACCGGAACTATTGCAATTTATGGAGCGTTCTAATGCCTAAGACAACTAAACCAGAAACGACTGAAGTTAATTGCGAAACAGGCGAAGTTATCGTCCGTCCTATGACAGACGAAGAATACGCCTCTTACTTGGTGGTACAAAGTCAAGATGAAACCGAGACTGAGTAAATCTGTAATCCAACTCAGAGAGCAGGCAGACGATGCTTTTCCAGATCGACAGCGTAATTCTGACGGAACATACGGAGACTTACGGCATCAAGCCACAAAGAGCGATCACAACCCTGACGCTCGTACAGGGTATGTCCGCGCTCTCGATCTCGATGCTGATTTCAACCGACAAGCCAATACAGCTGCTTACGTTGCCGACCAGATACGAATTGCAGCCAAGTCAGATAAACGCATTGCTTATGTCATCTTTAATCACAAGATTGCAAGCGCTCGAAGTTTCTGGCGCTGGCACAAGTACCGTGGGGTCAATCCTCACACGAAACACATCCACATCAGTTTTACAAAGGCTGGTGACGAGGATCAAAAGTTTTTTAACATCCCAATGCTAGGAGGCAGTAAATGAAGGAAGTAATCAAGCGCTTTAAGTCACCAAAGTTTAAGGCTGCTTTCAAAGATTACCTGGTAGGAGTTGGGGCATCTGCAATCGCAGCTGCTTTGGCTTTGGCAATGGACTTTGCACCAGAGTACGCAATTTTGATTGCTGGCATTACTGCACCAGTTGCAGCATGGGCAGATAAGAATCGCAAAGAGTATGGCAGAACGGAGTGACAGCAAATGATTGGGCAGGGCTCGTCCTTGCCATTGCCTCGACGCTTACTATTGTTATTGGCGGTTTGCGTTATCTGGTTCGCGGTTGGTTGTGGACTCTTACGCCGAATGGTGGATCATCTCTCGCTGACCGATTGGCAAGAATAGAGACACGCCAAGAACAGATGATGGAATTGCTTAAGAAGTAAGGGACACTTATCCACATGGCAAGAAAACCGACTAAGGCATTAGAGGATCAAGGTTACTCAAAGTTAGATGCTTATTGCATCGGCTTACATGAGTATTACAAATCCTTGCGTAAAGCTGGTTTTGACGAGGGTTTAGCGTTGTTTATGATAACTGACGTTCAATCGTATCCAGGATGGATTCTGCCAGACCCAATAGATCCCGAGAAGTTTGGCGATTACGAAGATGAGGATGACGATTAAGCGAATAGTCGTAGTCTCGGACTTACAAGTCCCATACCATGACAGGGTTGCAACCCGTAACCTTGCTAGTTTCATTCAGAAGTTTAAGCCAGATCAAGTAGTTACCATTGGCGATGAGATTGACCTACCCCAGATAAGTAAGTGGGAGGAGGGTCGAATGGGCAGTTATGCTCAGACCCTCGATGATGATCGTAATGAGGCTGTGCAGCTGCTTTGGGAATTAGGCGTAACTGACTGCATCAGGTCAAACCATACAGATCGTTTGTATAACATCATCATGGCAAAAGTGCCTGCCTTTGGCGCGTTGCCTGAATTGCGCTTTGAGAAGTTTATGAAGTTTGATGAATTGGGTATCACCTTTCATAAGAACCCTATGCCTATTGCACCTGGCTGGATCGCAGTACATGGCGATCACACACCCATCAAGCCACAGGGAGGCTTATCAGCCCTTGAAGCAGCTCGTAGGCATGGCAAGAACGTCATCTCAGGACATACTCACAGAGCAGGTCGTTCAGCCTTCTCAGAGGCTTCTGGAGGGCGTATAGGGCGTGTTTTTCATGGTGTTGAGGTAGGCAACTTGATGGACTTCAAACAAGCTGCATACACCAAAGGCGTGGCTAATTGGCAACAGGCTTTCGCCATCATCTATGTGAACAAAAACAAAGTCCAGGTCGATCTAATAAACATCGAGAAGGACGGCACATTCATCGTTGCTGGAAAGTCATACGGCAGAGCGAGATAAATCGTTATCGTTTCGTTATCAAAGAAACGTGAAAATGTCTGCTAAATGTGAGACCGTAATCCTTGTCAGACCCCAAACAACTGACACGGGAGCAAAAATGATTCAAACACTTACAGGCGATGTATTTAATGCAGCTGCAGAGTACGTTGCAAATGGCTGGAAAGTTTTACCATTAAAGTCAAAGTCTAAAGATCCACATTTTGACCTAATCAAGCGCGCATACCTTGATGCTTCAAATGACTTGGAAATGATCAAGTTTTGGCACAAGATGGATGCAAACATGAATATCGGCATTGCCTGCCAGCCATCAGGATTAGTTGTCTTTGATGTTGATTTTCGCAATGGTGGCGAGATCATCGAGGAACTAACTCCAACATTTACAGTTAAGACAGGCGATGGATTTCATTTCTACTACAAGGCACCAGTTGAGACATTGTTTCGCGGTACGTTGCAGGAGGGCATTGACATCAAGTGGAAGGGCTATGTTGCAGCTGCGCCATCAATCCATCCAAACGGCAAGACATATGAAATCGTAAACAGCATGGAACCACAAATCATCAATCAGGATCTACTAGAAATGGGAGCAAAGTAAATGGATCTACAAGTGCCAGTAATTGTTTTATTGATCTTGGCTAATGTGCTTTGGTATATAGTCGGCTGGGGTCAAGGTTTTAATGAGGGCAAGCGTGAGGGCGTAATCGTAGGTAAGAACTACCAGCGCGTGAGTGAAAATGCGCGCTGATGACATCCTTGACGAAGCAAAAGACCTCATCCAAGACCGAGGTAAAGATTACGGCTTGGCAGCTCTCAATCACCTTCGAATTGCCAAACTCTGGTCAGCCTATCTTGAACGCAACATCGAGCCTCACGAGGTCGCAATCTGTATGGCACTTGTCAAAATCTCACGCATACAAGAGACAAGCCTCCACCAAGACAGTTACAAAGACGGCTGCGCATACATTGCGCTCGCTGGACAGATTGCATCAACTGACTGGACTGACCTTGACAGTTATTAAGGCAGCCCCAGGAGTTTGGTGCGATTACTGCAAAGTCCGTTATGGCACTAATTCACCATTGGGTCAAAAGGGAGCCAGTTACACAGTCATAAGCAATCATCCACGCAGCCAAGGCGTACGCCGTCATTATTGCAATGCCTGCGCCGTCGAGGTTCAGACGTGGGCAGACGGTACAGTTTGGTCATTACCGGAACAAACCGAGTATCTAATGAAACAAGAGGAGTTACCAAATGTTTAAGAACTGGATTGTTCCATGCCATCAACCTGGGCAAGCGATAAGAGTGATTGACAATAAAATCATGATCATTTGTAGTTGTTTGACCAGTGAGGACATTCAAAAAGTTATTGATTTTGAGAAAATTAAAAAGGAGTCAAATGTTTAATTTAGCAAATTATGAAACAGTCGATGAGCGTTTAGAGAAGTTTTGGAAGGCTTATCCAGATGGTCGCATTGCGACAGAAATAGAGTTGATTACAGATGATCGATGCATTGTTAAAGCGTACATATATAAAACTTTCCTTGATGGCGTTGCGTTTGCGACCGGGATCGCGGAGGAGAGAAGCACTGATCGCGGTGTTAATTCAACTTCATTTGTTGAAAACTGTGAGAGCAGCGCGATTGGGCGAGCGCTTCATACGGGAGGCCTCTCAAAGCATTCAGATGGCAAACCTAGACCTTCTCGATCCGAGATGGAAAAGGTCGAACGACTAAGCGCAAAGGACATTACTAAGGCTAAAGAGGTGCCATCGTTTGCGACAAAAGAGGAAGCACTAGCTGCTGATCCTTGGAGTAAAGAGCCTATCTATGGTGATGTTACTCAGCCTCCAGCAATTAGCGCAGCTGAGGCTATTGCCAATGTTCAGGACATTCTGGGAGTCCAAAACCATGAGGAATGTGAGCATGGGGACATGAAGTGGAAAGAAGGTCAAAAGAATGACCGCGCTTGGGGTGGATTCTTTTGCCCAGGTGGAAACGTAGCACCAGCACAGAACTGCCCTACTCGCTGGTACAACCTTGCATCCAACGGTAAATGGGAAAAGCAGAAGGCGAGAGCATAATGGGATTTGTTGAAGTAAACGTCAATGGACAATGGATGAACCTTATGTCGATGTCCGTATCTTGTCAGCTGTGTAATGAGGAGGTAATCATCGCTCACTTGGCTAAAGTTGAAAATGCAGATGCACCAATGAACGCCACATGGACATGCAAGAAGTGCCACGCCATCAATGGCTAATCATCGAAAACATAGAGGCTATCGAACTCAAAAGGTTATAGCCGATTATCTGAAACAGTTTTGGGCTTATGCCGATACCGCCGGTGCTGGTCGTCAGGGTGAAGACATTCTCAACATCCCGACGGTCAGTATTGAGGTAAAGGCTCGCTCAGACTTTCAACCCTTGGCTTGGATCAAACAAGCTGAGAGCAACGCCAATGGAAAACTGCCAATGGTCATAATGAGATGCAATGGACAAGGCGAAGATGCAGGCGAATATCTTGCATTTGTCAAAGTCAAGGACATTATGCCAATACTCAGTCAAGTCACAGGCAACGGAAATCCAACCAGATGCACAAGCTGCGGATCTTGGACGTTTGAAGGAAAGGAATGTGTTACATGCCAATCTATGAGTACAAATGCGTAAAATGCCAGATAAGCATGGAGTTAGAGAAATCAATCCATGAGGAAGCAGATCCAATCTGTTGCAATGAGTCAATGCGTCGGGTTTATGGGACGTTTGGCATAACCTTCAAAGGTAACGGTTGGGGGCATCAATGAAACGACACGCCCAGACACGCCCAAGATTACGCGGGGTGCTTCCCATAACTGGTACGCTAACGGCGCAGAGCCCTTCAGGGGCTCACCGCGACCCGCTGAGGCGGGTAGGTCGCGGGGTGCTAGTAGCTATTGGGATATCTCTGTTTACACCGGCTTACGCAGATGCACCTGTACAGGCTAAAAGATTGACAATAAAAGAATATGCAGCTGTATTAGTAGATGATAAAAGCCAAATGAGTTGTTTAAGTAAACTCTATGGAAAAGAATCAGCATGGAATTGGAAGGCTAACTCAGGTAGTCATTGGGGCATACCTCAAGGTAAATCAGAGTACCTAAGAGATGCCACAGCTGAGGAGCAAGTGATGTGGGGCTTACGCTATATAGATAACCGCTATGGTTCACCATGTAAAGCATGGGACTTCTTTCAAAAGAATAATTATCACTAATGGCTAAGCAATCAGCATTAAGAGATGACGGATCAACTGCGTTATGGCGTAAGATCAGGCAACGCGTGTTGGTCAGGGATCAGCATACTTGTATGAGATGTGGCATGGAGGCAACACATGTCGATCACATCGTACCTCGTAGGTTAGGTGGCGATGATTCGATGGATAATCTGCAAGCGTTATGCAAGCGATGCAATTTAAGTAAGGGGGGTGGTTTTTTTGTTGAACCTCCGACAC